AAGTATTAGAAGATGTATTAGAAGAACGAGAAAGGCAAGACACATCCTGGGATGCTCATTTATATGGGTATGCTCATTATATTCAATTAGCATCCATATGTTTTGCTATGGCTGAATTGTGTAAGGAGGAAGAGACAAAAAATGAAAGAAACGGCTGATGAAGTAATTGCCCAATTATTGGGGGATAAAAAACTAAACTTACAAAAGGGAAATAGTGATTCCTTTAATTACACACGCATCCCCTTCGGCATTCCCGCACTAGATAAGCTTACTGGTGGGGGTATTCCTAAGAAACGTATGACCATTATGTATGGGCCTACAAATGTAGGCAAGTCTTACCTTGCTTCCCAGGTGGTAGCAAATGTTCAACGAGACGGTGGAACCGCTGCATGGATAGACACAGAACTCTCCTGGGATTCAGAATGGGTAGAAAAGTGTGGCATAGATTCTGAACGTATGCTTGTATCTCAGCCTACTAGTGGGGAAGAAGCTTTAGGAACAGTCAAAGAACTTATGAGGGCAGGAATAGACATCATTGTTTTGGATTCGATTGCGGGGCTGGTTCCATCAGATGTGCAAGATAATGATAAGGGGTTTGAGTTTAGTCCAATGGCCTGGCAAGCTAGGTTCGTAAACTCTGCTCTCCCCAGACTTCTACCCAATTTAAAATCTGGGTCAGCTTTTATTGCTATCAATCAAGTAAGGTCAAGTATTGGCCCTGTAGCTTTAGACACTATGCCTGGGGGTTTAGCACAAGGATTCTTTGCCCATTTCTTACTTCAGGTTAGAAGGGCTGGATGGATTGAAGAACCTAAAGGAAATAAAGTTGGGTTTGATATGGAAGTCCGATTACGCAAGAGTAAGGTGGGGGGTGAGAACTGGAGTAACGCCATTGTGCCTTTTAGAGTTGATGGTGGGATTGATGTGCTAGAAAGTTACATTAGAGAAGCCATACAACAGAAGTTGATTACTCAAAAGGGCGCATGGTACGATTATGAAGGAATTAAAGCTATGGGTATGAACGGTTTAAAAACCCAATTGCTTGATAATCCTACTTTAGTGGAGAAGTTGAAAGTAGATGTTACCTAGAGATTACACTAAACAAGAAAATCTTATTGCAGACCAATTGTCGGAATTCGGCCTGCGGTATGACCAACAGGTGCCCATAAATCAGTATACAGCTGATTTCTTTGTTCCTGAATTGGGTCTTGTCATTGAAGCGGATGGGGTGTATGGGCATTTGGCAAAGAGAGATGCATATAGGGACTCTGAAATTATGAGGGTTTTTGGGATAGAGAATATTTTACATATTAAAGACACTACTAAACAAGGGGTAAAGGATACATTATGGCAGGCATTAAACAACTTAACCAACAAGTAGAAACCAAAACTCGTAACCGCACATCTAATCAAGATAAATGGCTCCTTAAAATGTTTGAGGATACGTTGGGGTCTGAACAGAGGAGTAGTCGAGTGGGGGTGTTTTACCCCTCTATGTTAGGGAATGAGTGTGATAGATACTTGTACTTAGCATATAGAGGGGTTCTACCTCAGCAAGTGATTAGTAGTGGAACCCAACGGATTTTTGACACGGGGTCTTCTTTAGAAGATAGAATGACAAAATATTTTGAACAGATGGGGATTTTAAAAGGACGAGAAATACCACTTAAATGTGATGACCCCCCTATTTCAGGACGAGCAGACTTCTTACTGTCTCATGAAGAGCATACTGAAGTAGTGTTAGAGTTGAAATCAATTAATGATAAGGGCTTTAAAAATCTTTACGGTAAACCAAAGGTTGAACATGGTATTCAATTACAAGTATACTTGCAGTTGATGGATAAACCGTATGGTATTGTTCTCTATGAGAATAAGAATGACCAAAAATTAAAGGCCTTTAAAGTAGAACGAAGTGCAAAAGAATGGAATGCTCTAGTGAAGCGATGTAAGCAAATACAAGATGCCACAGAAATCCCTGAAAGTTGTACGGGGGCCGTTTGGTGTGCATGTAGGAAATATGAGGAGGATGCTAATGGTAGAGAAGTGGACACCAATGAAAGCATTGGGGAAAGCGAATAGGGTTATAGATGATTTAATGGTTCCTCCGTTTAAGACGGATTTAAGTGAACAACCCAACTTAGAATTTGCAAATTTGATGAATGCTGATGCTAAAACCCTAGAAGAGTTTTTAACCTTATACGGTGGGTATAAAGCATATTTAGAGTCTAGGGTAGCGGATATTGAGGCTGGGAAGAATGCTTTAAAAGCAGCGTTTGATGAGGGATATGCGACTGCTGGGTACAAAATGGCAGAGGATAGGGAATCAGAGGGTAGGAAGAAGTTGACTAGAGATGAAGTTCGTGGGGCGGCATTAACTAACTACCCCCAGTTACGCGAGTTGAGTCGGGAAATTATTGAACAAGAAGCTACCTACGTGAAAATGTCTGGTATTCTTAGTGCCTATACTTCTGCGTACCATACAGTATCAAGGATTGTAGCTCTCCGTATCTCTCCAGGGGTTACGTATGGATAGATACTATCTAGGATTAGACTGTTCTAGTAAAGCCGTCCACGGAAGCATTATTAATCATGATAGAGTCTTACAAGAAAATATAAAATGGGTTTCCCCAATTAAGGATTTTGACTCCAGATTCGTGGACTTTTTGACTAAATTTTACGAAGAGCTAGGTATAATAATAGAAAGGTATCCTTCTTTATGGGTGGCTGTTGAAGCCCCCATTTTTATTCAAAATCCACGAACTACAATGCAAATTGCTTCTGTAGTGTATGCTACAAAGTTTATATGCTCTTTACATGGTTTGGATAGTACGTTAGTACAAAATAAAACATGGAAGAAATTTACAGTGGGGAATGGAAATGCAGCGAAAAGTGATATCTTAGAGTATGCAAACAAGTTTTGGGATACTCAATTTGCAGAACAGGATTGGGCTGACGCCGCTTGCGTAGCTTTGTGGTATAGAAATGAACTTGCGGAGGAGAAAATATGAGTGTAGTATTTTATATGAAAGGGAAGACTGAGACTAGTGTAGAGTATGTGGACAAACTACCTGAGGGCATGACAGTCCAAGAATTTAAAAAGCAGTATGGGGTAGTGGTTTGGTGCGACTACTTTGGATGTAAATATAATACCCAAGTGGAAGATACTCAACGAACAACTGGTAAGCTACTGAATAAGCGTGGGTATCAGCCTATTGGCAAAGATGCTGGTGTGTGGAGAGGGTTATGTACTCGCCAAGAGATTGGATTGAAATATCTCAACGGTAACCCTGAGTGCTTTACTTCTGCGGTAAGGAAAACAGGGAACATGAGTTTTGCAGGATTGCTACAATCCGATGGAAGTCCTTATGGGGGAAGCATTGAATCCCAACATATGGAAGACCCATCATTTGACATCCCTTCTAATTGGGGACAAGATGATAGGGCACCCAGGAAGGGTTTACGTTCCCCAGATATTAGGGAGTATTAAGATGCCGAAACAATTTCCTCCTGAGATTAAGGAGAGGGCTTTAGGTTTATACCTTAAAGGTGATAAATCTGCTAGGGAGATTGCCGAGATACTGTGGGATGACTTCACTATTGAAGTGAAGCCATCCACTATTTATTTGTGGGCGAGAGACGGAGATTGGGGTGTGCAACAAGTAGAAGTTCGTGTTGAGGCAATTAATAAAATAAAAGAAAGTGAGGGGCAGCGATTTGCAAGAACTCAGCAGGAACATTTAGATACCTATGAATCCCTGCGTCATAAGGCGGGGCATGAATTAGAACACTTAAATTTTGATAAGGCTTCCGATGCTGCTAAAGCCCTAGATATGGGTATAAAAGGAGAACGAGAAGTTATTAAAGGAATGGTCAATCTTCAGTTTGTGCAGAATGTATTGAGTGTTTTAGTGGAAGAGATTAATGATGAGGACGTATTAAAACGAGTAGCAGGACGTTTAAAGGCATTAATACAAACTGAGGAGCCAGCACTTTCATGACAGAAGAAATAACTACTTTTAATGATGCATTTGATAGATTAGCGACAGGATTACTAACGTCTGGAAAAGCCAAGGTAGGGTCATTTCATGAGTTCCTTGTTAATATATGGTCACAAAGTTTTGATAATCCTGATTACTTTAAGGCTTGGCATGTTGGTATAGTAGCTGAGGACATTGAAAAATGTATGCAAGAAGGGTTGAATTATTGTGCCGTCCTCCCACGGTTCCATTTTAAAAGTACCCTATTAGGTCACGCCTTTAGTGTGTGGAGGCTCCTAACAGCCCCTAGAGACTGCTCTGTACTGTATTTATCGTATAGTGATGGGATGGCCCGTTACCACATCTCTGAGATTAACAAAGCCATCTCTAGGAACCCACAACTAGTGGAGTGGATGGATAACCGTACTCCCAAAGCTGACTTTTCTGCTCGATATATGATTAATAACAAGCCTATGAATATCATGCATGGGGGTCTTTTTTCATTTAAGCGGGGTATGCATGTTAATGGTGCTTTAATTGCAGATGATATTCTCCGTGACCCTGAAAACCCTTTGAATATTGGACAGGTAACAAAGGTTGAAGACCATTTCTTAACGGAGTCTTTGTTTATTCCTTTGAAGGGTGTTCCTGTTATAGTCTTAGGAACCCCTATGATGCCTGGGGACTTACTTGCCAACCTCCAGAAGGATGAACGTTTCATGTCTAGAGTATTGCCAGCCCTTGACCCCGTTCCTGGGCGTAGGGTGCTAATGCCTGAGTTATATGATGAAACTTGGTTGCTACAACAACAAAAAGCTAGACCTAAATCTTTCGCATCAGAGTTCTTATTGGTTCCACACTTTGCTACTGAAGCGTATTTTAATGAGGAAGACATCCTCAGTTGCGAAGATGAGACGTTGCGAGAGTTCCCTACAACCCGTAAATTTAGGAAGCAAGAAGGCTCCTTTGTTTTTGCGGGATTCGACGTTGGTAAAAAACGTCACCCTTCTCACCTAGTTATATTTGAGAGGGTTGGGAGTACATGCCGCCAAATTCATCAATCTTGGTTAGATGGGTGGAACTACTCTGACCAAATAGAATACTTAAATGAAGTAGCAGAGAATTTTGATATAGATAAGGGATACGTAGATAATACTAGGGGGGAATTGGAAGATAGGGGGTTGGATTATAGATGGCATCCTCTAACCTTTACTGTTAAGTCCAAAAATACAATGGCGCAGATTTTTGAACAATATGTTCTTTCGGGGAACCTTAAACTGCTAAAAGATGAGAGACAGAAGCAGCAAATCTTGTCAGTTAGTAATGAATTAAAGGCTCCTGAAACTCCTATGGGGCATGGAGATGCATTCTTTTCTATTGGTATGGCCTTATTAGCTTCCTGGGAAACAGGACAGTTTGGTTTTACCAATCTAGGTGACTTGCAAGGATTTCTTGACCCAGATAGCCCAGCAGAGATGAAGGAAACAGCTTCCCCACCAGGCTTTCTAGAACCGGAACTTGACCCAGTTAAGGAAATGGCGTTGCCAGGAGGCGTCAAGATGGATTATACTAGGGCAATGAACCCAGACTTAACAATGGCAGACTGCCCAAACCCATTTTGTGATGAAATTATTTGCAAACCAGAATTTTGGGTACCAGAACGGAAACTTTGTATATTTTGTGGACATAGGGGGTAGGAGATTGATAGACACACACATTTCTGAACAGGCAGAAACCATTTTGGCCCACCGATATTTTCTTAAAGATGTGGAGGGTAACCCAACAGAAGATTCACCAGAACTATTTTGGAGGGTGGCGAAAGCAATAGCTAAGGTAGATAGTTATTATGAAGTTCTTCCAAATGAAGTCACACTATTAGAACAGAATTTCTTTGACATGCTATGGAATCTGGAATTTCTACCCAATTCCCCCACACTAATGAATGCAGGCACTGCTCAAGGCACTTTGTCAGCTTGTTTCGTTTTGCCATTGGAAGATAGTATGGAACAAATCATGAAGTCTGCTGCGGATGCAGCGATGGTGCAGAAATTTGGTGGTGGCACAGGATTTGCTTTGTCTAAAATTAGACCTAAGGGGGCTAAGATTCAATCTACTCATGGTGTTGCCTGTGGCCCTATAGAGGTGCTTAAAACCCTCTCTAGGGTATCTAGTATGATAACTCAGGGGGGCAAGCGTGATGGGGCTAACATGGCTGTTCTGAGTGTACGACATCCAGACATCCTTTCTTTTATTGATTGTAAGAAAACAGAGGGAGATATACACAATTTTAATATTTCTGTTGCTGTTGACACCCACTTCATGAAGTCAGTTAAACTGGGCCAGGATTACACATTAAATGACCCTAAAACAGGGTTACCAGTCTCCGTTTTAAATGCAAGAGAAGTCTTTTTAAAGATTGTTCAGGGTGCGTGGCGTAATGGAGAACCTGGGATGGTCTTCCTTGATAGAATGAATGAAGATAATAAAGTTAGTGAGGAATACGGGAATATAATTGCAACTAATCCTTGTGGAGAACAGCCCCTATTAGGGTATGAGAGTTGTAATTTGGGGTCAATCAACCTTGCTAAGTTTGTCCGTACCGCTGGGCTTGACCAGTCTGATATTGGTTGGGAAGACCTGATTGATTGGGATAGGCTTCAACACGTAATCCGTAATGCGGTGCATTTCCTTGATAATGTTATTGATGCAAATGATTATAGTATTCCTGAAATTGAAAAAATGACAAAAGCCACTCGTAAAATTGGGTTAGGTGTTATGGGCTTTGCTGATTTACTAATTAAATTGCGAATCCCTTATAATTCTGAGGAGGCACGTATAGTTGGAGACGAGGTTATGCGATTTGTTAATCATATGGCAAGCGTTAAATCATTAGAATTAGGTTCGCTTAGAGGAACTTTCCCTGCTTGGGAACAAAGTAGTTATAAGATTCAAGAAAATTATAGGAACGCTTGTCGTTTGACGGTAGCCCCTACGGGCACTATTTCTATGATTGCGGGGTGCGCTAGTGGAATTGA